TACAATGACGGCACAGGTTGCTGCATCTGCTGTGACACTAGTTGCACCAGGAAAGCAAACCTTCGTACCTGCTACCGGCCATACAGACGATTCATACACAGTAGAAGAGTTCTACTCTGATATTGCTCAATCTGAAGTTTATACAGGTATGAAAATAAATAGCATGGCTGTTCAACTACCTGCTACCGGCTTAACTACACTAGACTTCGGCTTTGCAGGTAAAGACCTAGCACAAACAGGTTCAACTCAGTACTTTACTTCACCAACTGCACAGAATTCCAATGGTATTTTTGCTGCTGTTAACGGTATCATGCTTGTAGATGGCGCTCCTGTTGCTTTGGTAACTTCTGCTGACTTTTCAATCGAACGTGCAACAGAGAATGCAACAGCAGTAGGTTCTAACTCAATTGCTGAGATTTTCACTGGTCGTATCCGTGTTACTGGCAATCTAAGTGTTTACTTCCAAGATGCAACTTTCCGTAGTTACTTCAACAGTGAAACACCTGTTGCTATTGTACTTAGCGTAACTGTAGATAGTAGCCCTTCTGCCGACTTCGTTACTTTTACACTGCCTAAAGTCAAACTAAGTAGCTTCACAAAAGATGACGGCGAACTCGGTATTATCGCATCTACCAGTTTCCAAGCTCTACTTAATGATGTAACTAGTGCAGGTTTAGTTGCTACTACGATTCAAATCCAAGATTCTGCTGCTTAATACTTGCACAGATAACTTATGAATAAACCCTTTGGTCAAAAGCCAAGGGGTTTTTCTTTATTTGTACATCTTGATTTATCTGGAAATTTATGTTATAATCATTTCTTGTTTATAAATAATAGAAAGGGTATTATGAAATTTGACCTAGCAAAGCATAATTACACAGAGATTGCAGAAGTTGGCTATAAGTTTGAATTAAAACTTCCCGGAACTGGTGAAGCTACTGGTGTATTTATTAATGTACGTGGCGATCAATCTAAAACAGTAAAAGCTTTTGGTCGCAAGAAATACGCAGAATTTAAACTGCGTGAACAACAGGCAAAACGAAGAGGCAAAGAGCCTGAAGATATGACACTAGAAGAAGCTGAAGAGCTGAGTGTAGAGTCTGCCGTAGTCCGTGTAATCGGATGGGAAAATATCACAGAGAACGGCAAAGAGGTTGCATTCACAAAAGAAAATGCAGAGCGAGTTTTTAGCGAGTATTCTTGGATTAAAGATGCAGTGATGGAGGAAGCAGGTCAACTCCTGAACTTTCGCTCAGAGTGAAATTGACGATGCTATTGGATTTGTAAAGCAAGAGTTTGAGCTAAGTAGAAAATCTGGTAACTCTGGTTCCTTGCGGGATCAGTTAAACTCCATATGGCGGCAAACAGGTGTAAAACCTAAAGAGCTAGAAGATATTAAAGAATTACCAGAGAGTTGCAATCAAGTCTGGCGTTGGTTTATAGATCTTAATAATGCAAGATCATCTAATGGTTATGGTGTTAACCCTATCGCTTACTCTGACCTTAAAGCTTATCTAGATCTCATAGGCATAGAGATTGAAGACTGGGAACTGAACTTAATTAAACGCATAGATAACGAAGCAATGATATCATATGCAAAAGAATCTGAAGCTGAACGAAAAAAAGCATCTAAGAAATAAAGTAGGAGCCTTCTGATGAGGGCTTCTATGTATATATTAATACTAGCATATACATAGAATTATACTATTCATTACGTAGGAAATAAAAATGGAATTAGCAGAGTTAAAATTTGTCGTCGATACAAAGCAACTACAAGACGCAGCATCTGAAATTGCTAAGTTAGCTGTTGAAGTATCTAAGTTAGATAAACCGATGCAGAACCTTATCAAAGAAACTGCAAAGAGTAATAAAGAATTGTCTAAGACAGAGGACTCTGCTTCTAAGGCTGCACTTGCTAAGGTTAAATTACAGCAAGCAGAAGAGAAATCTGCAACTGCTGTAGGTAAATCTACGTCTATGCTAGAGCGCCAGAATCTTATCCTAGAGTACATGGCACAAGGTAATTCCAAAGGTCAGGCTTCCATATTAGCTACAGCTAGAGCTGCTGGCGCTTTAGATGAAGATATGCTGGCTCTAAATAATACGTTGAAAACTCAGCGTAGTTTAATTGGTGGCGATCCTTTTGATAAAAGTATCGGTTTACTCCAGAAGCTGCAAAATGAATATAAAACAACCAATGAAGTCACTAGCTTATTTAACAGAAATCTAGGTTTAACTGAAAAGCAAATGATCGACTTAGCTCGTGAAAAAGAGCGTTTGATTGCACTATACGGTATTGAAGGTAAAAGTCTAACTGGTCTTGGTACAGAGTACGAACAACTAGTACAGAAGAGTTTAAGGCTTAACCAGGCTAATGATGCTAGAACTAAAAGTATGCGAGATCAGGTTCAAGCAACAAACGCAACAGCCAAGGCTAGCGAGTATGTAGCTACTGAAATGGAGAGAGCTACACGGCTAACTGCAGCTAACGGAGAAATAACCAGTACAACAAACAATAAACTAATAAAGTTTGAACAGGCATTAAAGCGCTCAGGTAAAACTGCATCAGAGCAAGCAGCTGCTTTAACAAAGTATAAAACAGCTTTAGGTTCTATTGAAAAAGCAGGTGGCAATCGTCAGGTAGATTACCTATCTCGTGCCCTTGGGCCTCAGATTACCGACATTGCTGTTGGTTTATACTCTGGTCAAGCTCCACTTACTGTGTTATTGCAACAGGGTGGTCAGTTGCGAGATCAGTTCGCATTAGCGGGTGTAGCAGGTTCTCAGATGGGTGCCATGCTTGTGCAAGCTAGTAAGGCAATGGTTAGCAGCGTGAAAGATATTGGTCTAGCTGTAGGTCAGTTGATAGTAAATGCAGTTACTGGTTCTGGTAATGCTATCGTAAAGTTCGGTATGCAAATAACAGGCACTTCTGCTTTATTAGATATATTTCGTGTTAAACTTATCGCAATATCTGGAGAGGGATCTGGGCTAGTAAAAGCATTTGATCTAATAGGAAAAGCTTTAACGGTTGTTGTAGGTTTAGGGGCAGCTGTTGCGATAGCTGCGCTTATTGCTTTAGCTTTTTCTGTACGTTCACTAATAAAAGAAGAGAATGAATTAAACAGAGCGCTAAACCTAACAGGCGCTGCTATGGGCACGAGTCTAGATATGGCATATGATGCAGCTAAGGCTATGAATGCATTTGGTGTAAGCACTGGAGATGCGCTTAAAGTCCTAACAGAAATGGCAAAGATTGGTGGCATGTCTGGTGACAGTTTAAAAATGATTGCAACAACTGCTCAAGCTCTAAAGACAGCCTTTGATATTCCAATTGCAGATACAGTAAAGCAGTTCAAAGAACTCCAAGAAAAACCTACAGAAGCTCTGACTAAATTAGCTATTAAACTTGGCACTATACCAGTAGAGATATTAAAACAAGTAGATGCTTATGAGCGTGCAGGTAATGCTATTAAAGCTGCAGAGATAGCTACTGCAGCTTATGCAGATGCAGGCAAGATTGCAGCAGATAGAACAGTAGCCAATTTTGGTACGATTACAAATCTAGGTATTTCAATTGGTAAGATTTGGGATAATACTTGGAATTCAATCATGGGTATTGGGCGAAGAGATGCTATAGCTGATATCCAGGCTGTAGCAGCCGAAGTATTAAAACTAACTAAAAATTTACCCGATGGTTCAGATGTAAATAGTTTTGAAGGTCAACAACTGGAAGCAGCTGAGAGTAAGTTACGCAGTTTACTAAAAGGATATACCTTAGAGCAACAAATAGCTGAGCAAAGAGCTAAAGACTCTGCTGATGCCTCTAAGTTTGAAGACGACAAAAAGAAGCGCGATGAAGCTGCAAATAAAGTTAAAAGTGAAGCTACTAAAATAGAGCAGTCTTATCAGCAGATGCTACAACAGGCTACTAGTTTCCTGCTAGCTCAAATTGGTGCAGTAGAGAATCTAACAAAAGCAGAAATAGCGCTAGCTAATATAAGATCTACCGATGCTTTCAAGGGCCAGTCTAAACGACGTCAAGATGAAATCAGTGCAATTTATGCAGAAGCTAATGCCAATGAAATACTAAAGAGAACAGAAGACGAAAGAAAAAGAGATATTGAACTTATTACAGATCTATATGGTAAGAGCGATAAGATGGGTGATCAATACTATAGTACAATTAGAAAACTAGATGAAGCACTCCTAGTTGGAAATGTATCACTTGAGGAGTACGGTAGGCTACTAAATATTGTCTATAAGACTTCAAATTCGTTTAAAGCTTTAGAGGGTGTTAAGATAACCGTAGATAGAAATATTACAGATATTAATGCAGAACGTCAAACCCTTAGTTCTAGCTTCGGTATGGACTTTAAAACAGAAGCTGAAAAGGCATCTATTACTTCACTGTCTAAATTTAAAGAAGCTAGTTTGAAAGCTGACAATGAGCATGCGAAAAATCTAGCAGAAGCTTCCCGCACAATGAATCAAGCGGAATATGCTAAAGCTGAAGTTCTATACGCAAATCTAGCTGAGGTCAAGAAAGCTAAAGCACAGGAAGTCTACGATAGAGAGCAGTACTTGTTAGACGACGGTTTTAAACGCAATCAAGCTTATGCTACTGCCTTTGAAGACCTGTTTAAAGGTATGAGTGATGCAATTGTAGACTTTGCTTTAACTGGTAAAACATCCTTTGGGGATATGGTTAAATCCATGCTAATAGGTCTGATTAAACTTGAAATGCAGATGGCTATGACTAACATGTTTAAAGCTGCAGGTGGTGGATCTAGTATAGTAGCTGCTATATCTTCTTCACTTGGTTTTGCTAATGGTGGTTCATTTAATGCAGGTGTACAGAAGTTCGCTAACGGTGGTTCATTCACAAATTCAATCGTAGATTCTCCTACTATGTTTAAGTTCGCTAAAGGCACTGGCATGATGGGTGAAGCTGGGCCTGAAGCTATTATGCCACTCCGTAGAGGATCTGATGGCTCTCTGGGTGTAGTAGCTGCCGGTGGTAACTCTAGTAATGTTTCTGTACAAGTTATTAATAATAGCAGCTCACAAGCAACTACAAATGAAACTACGGACTCTAAAGGTAACCGCAAGATTGAAGTAGTAATCGGTGAAATGCAAGCAGGTGAAATATCACGCAGCGGCAGTTCTTCACAGAAATCTATTAAGTCTACATTTGGTATTCAACCACAATTAATTAGGAGATAATATATGGCAGCTTATGTATGGCCTGGATCTTTACCACAAAGACCTTTGTCTAGTTACTCAGAGACTTCTGGTGCAATAGTTCTCAGAACTCAAACTGATTCCGGGCCTGCAAAGATGCGTAGAAGAGGTAAACGTCCAGATACCCTTAACGTTCAGTTTGACATGTCTACGGCACAGTGTGAGACTCTCAGAGTATTTACTCAGGATACACTAATGGCTACGGCTAGGTTCGACTTTACACATCCTAGAACACTAGCGGTAGTCGAAGTAAGAATAGTACCTCAAGGGGACGGACAACTATTTACCTTAGCTTATCTTCTACCGGAGTATTGGCAAGTCTCTTTACAATTTGAGGTGTTACCTTGAGTAGATTAACTTCACTATCACCTGCTGCGTTAAGAGCAGTTTTCTCTCCTGATGCAGATGATGACTTACTTATCCTACTTACTATATATGATCCTTTTAATGAAGATCAAGTTGTATATAGATTAGCAGACGGATATACTAAGCGCTTATCTGAGAATGCAGCGGAAGTTACATACGGTGTTACTAGTAACGCCCAGGACTTTACCTTCCTGCCTATGCAGATTTCGCTACCATCTGAAGATGAAGCACAGGCTCCCAGATGCTCTATTGTAATGTATGATGTTACTAGATTTCTTACGCCTATTATTAGAACTTTAACAGCACCGCCTAGAATTAAATTAGAACTGGTACTCAGTAAGTCTCCTGATGTAGTTGAAGTATCTTTCTCAGACTTCTATATCACTGGTTTTACTTATAGTGCAGATACTGTTACAGCTGAGTTATCTATGATTGATTATGAACGCGAGCCGTTTCCGGTGCATTCTTTTACGCCAAGATATTTCAGTGGAATGTTCTAAACCGACAAGAGGAATATAAATGAATTTTGATAAATATGTAGGTATTCCTTATGCTGAAAAAGGTAGGGATATTTCAGGGTTAGATTGCTATGGTTTAGTCCGTCTGATCTACAAAGAAGAAAAGAACATTACTCTACCAAGTTTTACTGCAGATTACGCTGTGCAGGATAACAAAAGAATCGAAGAGCTAATTGCACAATATAAAGAAGGATGGGAACCTGCAGATGAACCTCAAGTAGGCGATATTGTTCTATTTAGAATTCTAGGCATAGAGTCTCACGTAGGTTTAGTTATTAGCCCTACGCACTTTATCCATGTAAGAGAAAAGCAAGATACTGCCATTGAATCCCTAAGCGCAACCAAGTGGAATAAACGCACGGTAGGTTTCTTCAGGTACTCTGAAAATAAAAATGCTATTCTAAACACAGTACCGCATCCATTAAAAACTGAACGCTACACAGTAGCAGTTATTCCAGGTACTACTGTAACAGAGCTTATACAGAATATTAGCTTGCAGTATAATGTAGCTGCAGAGCTTAAAAGCAGAATCAGTGTAATGATCAATGGTAGAGTTATTGCACAAGAGGCTTGGTATACTACTGTTATCAATAAGAACGACGTAATCGAATACCGCGCAGTTCCTACAGGAGATGCAATAAGATTAATAGCTGTTTTAGCTATTGCATACTATGCTCCCATGCTTGCAGGTTCCATTACTGGTTATACATCTGCAGCAGCCGCTGCAGGTGTTATGGGTACAAGTGTAACTTTAGGTCTAACTGCATTAAATATTGCAGTAACTGCAGGTGTTATGATGGTGGGTTCTGCACTGGTAAATGCCATAGCACCGATTAGATCTCCTACAAGTGCAAATAGAAATGATCCAGGTAGTGCAGAACGTCAGTTGCTTGTTAACGGAGGTTCTAATCCTATTACACCTTATGCTGCAATACCTGTTGTTCTAGGAAAAGTACGTGTAACACCTCCTCTAGGTTCCGTAAACTTCTTAACATACGAAAATGAACGCGATAGTTATTTATCTATGCTATTAGTCTGGGGCTATGGCCCTTTAACTATTGATGCTGCTACTTTAAGAATAGGTGCAATACCTTTAACTAACTTTACAGATTACAATTATATTACACTCGATAGAAAAACTGAACCTTCTGCAACTACTAAGAGAGACTTTGATTCTATCTATGGCAACGATATAACACAGATTAATACACAAGTTGAATTAGTATGTGATGGCAACCCAGAAGTAACAGTAGCTCCTGGCCCTTGGTTCGAGGCAGCTACGGGAACAGAGTTCAACACAAATGAAGAGATTGTACCTGTTACTTCAGTTACCGTAGCTTTGCATTTCCCACAGGGTTTACGTAAGATATTTACTAAAGGAGATAACGCAGGTAACTCTGCAGCTACTTCAGTGAAGATTAGACTTGAGTCTTCGAATGATGCAGGTATTACCTTTACTTTACTTGAGGTATTAACTATAGGCGGAGATACAGCTAAGAAAGATGCATTTACTACTACACGTACATACTTAGGTTTAAATAATGCACAGATGCTAGTTAGGGCTAGAAGAGAAACTGGTGATAACACAGAAGACAATCCAGATATTCGTTACTACTTTGTTGCAGTTCTACAAGATATAACCTTCTTACGTAATGTTACACCTGCAGTTGATCCTGTTGGAACTAAGATTGCAAAGACAGCTTTCAAAATTAAGGCTACTGAGCAACTAAATGGAAGCATTCAAGGTATTAGTGCAGTAGTCCAAACTTGGTGTAAAGATTGGAATGGAACTGCATGGGTAGATGGTAATACAAATAACCCAGCAGCTTTGGTGCGCTACGTACTAGAGCACCCAGCTAACCCGCGTAAGGTTACTAACGCAAATACTCAAATCAATCTAGCGCAGTTGCAGTACTTCTACAATTACTGCCAAAGCATGGGTTTTGAGTACAACGGTATATTGGGAGAAGCTAGAAGCATACTAGAAGTTATTAGAGATATTTGTGCTGCTGGTAGAGCCAGTCCTGCACTTGTTGATGGTAAATGGACAGTAGTTATAGACGAAGTTAAACCAAATGTAATTCAGCATTTTACACCGCATAATTCTTGGGGTTTTGAAGCTACAAAAGTACTGCCTAAACGTCCCGAAGGTTTACGTGTAACATTCTACGATGAAGATAGAGATTACCAAGAGTCAGAGACTATTGTTTATGATATAGGTAAGACAGCTACAAATGCTACATTATTTGAAAGCATTACTCTTCCAGGTGTAACTAAGCGCAGCCTAGTTATTGATCATGCTCGTTGGCATATGGCGCAGATTAAACTCAGACCTGAAGTCTATACACTAAATAGCGATATAGAATACTTAGTGTGTAATAGAGGAGACCGTGTAAAAGTAATGCACGATGTCCCAATGTGGGGTTTAGGTTCCGGTAGAATTAAAACTAGGCTATCAAGCACTAAGCTACTGTTAGATGAAGATCTTCCTATGCAAGCTGGCGTTAATTATACTCTACGAATTAGAAGTAAACTGGGTGCTTCTACAGTAAGAACTCTTGTAGCTAAAACTATAGATGGTTACTATAACGAAGTTGATTTAACTACTGCAGTAACTACAACAGAAGCCGATGTACTGGATCTATTCTTATTCGGAGAATTACAACAAGAAGCTCAAGACTGTATTGTAATAGGCATTGAACCTTCTGCAAATAACTCAGCTAGACTTACTTTAGTAGATTATGGAGTAACATCTGAATATAATATATACACTCAGTATTTAAACCTAACTGCAGCTGTTGTATTTGAATCTCAGATAACATTGCCACCTAGATTACAAGTTGACAATTTCGGGAATAAGGTTCCACAGATTACTGGATTTGTAAGTGATGAATCAGTAATGGAGAGAATATCTAAGGGTGTATTTCAGTATAGAATTGCATCTGCATATGTAAACGCATCTCAACTACCTGCTACTGTAGAGTCTGTAGAAGTGCAGTATGACCTACTAGAATCTACTGCAGGATTAAACTTTAGGTCTATCTTTGTGCCGTATCAAAAAGGTGCTGCATCTATTGGTGACGTTCAAGAGGGTAGTACTTACAAGATTAGGATGAGGTATGTGGGTCGTAACGGTATTGTTGGGAACTGGAGTTCTTATTCTAATCATACAGTAGTAGGAAAGACTAACCCACCTTCAGATGTAACAAATTTCAAAGTATTCTCGGATAAGTCAAGTGGTCAATTACTTCTTACATGGGATAATAATCCAGAACTAGATGTATATACATATGAAGTCCGAGATGCAGACAGTGGTTGGGGTTCTAACGATATAACTAGGCTTTTCTATGGAGATGCTAACCGTGCATTTATACGGTATAATACAGCTTTTACATTCTATGTTAAAGCAGTGGATTCAGCTGGAAACTACAGCTTAAATCCTACAAGTGTTTCTTACTCTCTTCCTACGCCTTCAAATATCGACTCCTTTTCATTTGACTATGAAGATACTGCTCTAACAAGTGCTACAGTCAATCTAAATTGGAACGATGTAACAGCCTCTGAGTTTGATATATCCTACTATGAGTTAACTTATAACGGTAGTGTAAAAACTGTAAAAGGTAATACTATTACTATTGCAGCTGATTGGGTAGGTGGTAGATTATTTACTATTAAAACAGTAGATATTCATGGGAATAAATCTGCAGGTTTTTCTCAGTTAGTTACTAAGTCAGCGCCAGATCCTGTGTCTGATGCAAGAGCACAAGTAATTGATAATACAGTTATGCTTTTCTGGACTCTTCCTCAAAGGACTTCTCTTCCAATTGACCATGTGCTAATCAAGAGAGGTGCAGTGTGGGAAACTGCTACAGTTATTGGAGATAAAAAAGGAGCTTTCACTACTATTACAGAGATTGTAGGAGCAGAGTACACTTATTGGTTAGCTGCTGTAGATACTGACGCTATTGAAAGCGAACCAGTTGCTATTACTACACTAGTAAATGAACCACCGGATTTTACTTTCAATGGCGAATACTTTAGTAGTTTTACTGGCACTAAGTCCTCTGCTTCTTTTGATGGAAATGTTTTAGCGCTACCAGTAAATACTGTAGAGACTTTTGAACAGCACTTTACTACAAGAAGCTGGGCAAGCCCTCAAGCACAAGTTACTGCAGGCTATCCTATCTATGTACAACCTACAAATGGAAGTGCATTCTATGAAGAGACTTTTGACTTCGGTGTAGTTTTATCTTCTAGCAGGGTAATATTAAACTCTCGTGGTGCTATTATTGCAGGTAACCCTGTAGTAATACCTAAGATAAGTTTATCTCTTGACAACTCTACCTTCGTAGAGTATAATGGAGTTACCGATGTATATGGAACAAACTTCAGATACGTTAAGGTAAGGTTGACTGTAACTGCACCAACAGATAAAGATCTATATGAAATTGCAGAGCTTTCTGTTAGAGCTGACTCTAAACTAAAGAACGATGCAGGTAGTGTAGCTGGCGTAGCTGGAGATACTTTAGGAACTATTGTTAACTTTAATAAAGAGTTTATCGACGTACAGAGCATTACATTATCGCCATCAGGAACTACTCCTATTACTACTGTTTATGATTTCCAGGATAGTATATTAAATACTACTTATTCTGTTGTCTCAAATATTTGTACTGTAACAAGTACTGCTCATGAGCTAATTGCAGGTCAAAAAGTTAAGTTGTATTTTTCTAGTGGTTCTGGTATTAGTGCTGTTTATACGGTATTGTCTTCTACATCAAATACTTTTGTTGTAAATATGACAACTGCAAATACAAGTGGTGATGGTACACTGTATCCGCAATCATTCAAACTTTACCTATTCGATAATACAGGTGCTAGAGTATCAGGTTCTGCATCTTGGGCTATAAAAGGATATTAAAATATGGCAGATCATTCAAAGCCTGTACTTACTAGTACTTATACTGATTTCGTAACAGAATTAGATTTACGCTTTGATGATTTGGCAGTAGGGCTTGACCCTGCTGTCACTTCAGCAACAAACGTACCTACTAACTCTGTTCGATGGAGTTCTGCAGTAAGTAAATGGCAAAAATATAATGGTAGTGCTTGGAACGACCTCGCAGCAACTTATGCTATTAGTGTAAGTGGTAATGCAGGTACAGTTACAAATGGCGTAGTTACTACAGGTTCTTACGCAGACCCTAGTTGGATTGCTTCACTGGCTGGTGCTAAGATTACAGGTAATATATCTGGTAACGCAGCTACTGCTAGTGTACTGGCAACAGCTAGAAACATCAACGGTGTAGCTTTTAACGGTAGTGCAGCTATCAGCTTAAACTTAAATAATAGTGCTACCTTTAATAATTCAGGAGCAGGTGCAGCAAGTGGTAGTGCATTTAACGGTGGATCTAGTGCTACTATTAGTTATAATACAATAGGAGCGCCTAGTACTACGGGCCTTAATGCTACCGGAACTTGGGGCATTAGTATCTCGGGTAATGCAGCTACTGCTACAAGTGCAACTAATTCTACGAACGCTACAAATGCAACTAATGCAACTAATGCAACTAATGCAACCAAAGTATTAACATCCAACTGGACAGTAGAAGAAGCAGGCGCGGAATTGCTGTTTAAGTACGCAGGCGTTA